TTCCTGAAAGGATCTCCTCAAAGGCCAAGTACATGGCTAGGAACGTCTTTCCGGTGCCGGCAGAACCAGACAAGCAAAGGTGATTGCCTTTCCTGAATGCGGCAAAAGCCTTCTCCTGAGACTTAGTCAGCGGTTCGATGACACGAAGTGTGTCGAATTTAGGAACCGAGACTTGGCCCGGCTCCTTCTTTTTGTTTTTGGATTTTGCCATGGCTTATTTAGTCCGGATCGTATTTCCGCGGCCGGATCCCTTCTTGATACGCTTGAGGAGATCAGTCCACCCAGAAGAACTGCGTGTGTACATATCCTTGAATCCAGAATAGCTGACTTGTACAGCAGTCACTGCACGACTGCATTTGTCCTTTCCGCATTCTGGACACTGTACGGGTTCGTCACGCTTTGCGATCGGAACGTTGGCAGTGAATTCGTTCTTGCAGCTCTGGCAAGTGAAATCGTAGTTGGGCATTGTGTTATCTATGCGGCCTGAAACCAATCTGGCTTTTGGCGATTAGTCCATGCCATCTTGAATCGACCTTGCTTGGTATGATAGAACTTGCGATACGAACCGACAGGATCGGCTTCGTTCATGCACTCTGGATTGGACTTCATGGCCAACCGGAATGGAGTCATGTCGACGTCAGGAATGTTCGTGGGAGCACCGTCAAGCCAGAACCTTAGCTTGATATCGGTGGCATGCTGCTTTCCGTATCGGAGCGTGTACTCGTCACACAGCGCACAAAAGTGCTCGTAGTGCCAGATATAGTTTGCCATCGACTCACATGTCCAGAGAGTGCACGGATGTCCGGGGTGTGCTACTGCGTATAGGCGAAACTCTAGGTTGGGATCCGGGAGCTTCCACACTTTGGAACGACGAACCTTACCGCTGGCGGTCTGCTTGGTCGTATATTCAACGGTGCCGTCAAGTAGACGGTGCGCCGTAGACAGCATTTGCGCTGACTCGACGATCATCTTCACCACGTGCTTGTCGCACTGGTATTGTGCAGCAAGCACGGGCGAAGAATCTAAAACAAAGATGTTCATAACAAAGTATCCTATCAAGTCAAGCCCAATCGTACATCAAATTTACGCAGCAATTTCAGCTGAACCCTGACTTACCTGGAGCTGTTCAATGTATTGTTCCAGGTACTGTTTCTTCTTCTGGATCTTATTGGCCTTCGAATTATTTCCCTCTTTCGTGAGACGTTGGATGAAATAATCTAGTTCGACGCAGTCTTGCTTGAGCCTATCCAGTTGGGTTGTGATCATTGATCTGTTACTTGGATTAGTACGACCATGATATAGTGGGTGCAGATGCACCCTCAAAAATTACCGAAGAATGAGTTTTGGCCAAACCTCCTTGACCAGTTCCTTGGTGATACCAGGAAACTTCTCGTGGAGCTTCTTGTCCTTCATCGCGCACACGACCTCAGCATCTTGCGGGTCGATGCCCTCGAGCAGGCCGATGAACATCTTCTCCCGTCTTGCAGGAGTCAGCCGGTCACCCTTTCCACCCTTGATGAAATAGTTGAACAGGGGAGTCGACCTGGTCAGATCCGTGGGAGGGATGTTCGCATTCGAGAGGTACGACTTGAACGGCGGAATCCCTTCCGGGAGGCTGAAGATAATCGTATCATCGAACGATGCACGAAGAACATCACGCAGTGCGAGACTGTTGTTTTCTTTCAGGATCTTAACACGCGCCTCGTTTGAGACAGCGCGGGCAGTACGATCTAGGACCTCTGAGATCTTGAGTCTTTTCATAGCGAACGGCAGTTAAATTCTTCGGCGCACTCGATGAGTTGAGAGCACCGCTTCGAGATTAGGTAATTCAATGTATTGGACTTGGTTTTCACCGTGTCGAAGGTATTTATGATTTCGGACTTCTTGTGCTCGGGAATAGCCGACAAATCGATCAACTTCTGATTACGTTGAAAATTGCGGTACTGCTGCTGGTTCATGTGGTAGTCCAGCTTGTCCCAGTTGGTGACCCATTCGTCGATCTGCTTAGACCGGATAGGGGACTGGCGTCCACCAGAGGTAAAAACATCGTCAGGGGAGAGCACATTCGGGACGCCATCACCAGAGTCTCCGCGGAGGATATGCTCCTGCAGGTAACGAACCGGGTTCGACTCTTTGATGAGACCCTTCTTCATCGGAGAGAACTGAGCTACATTGCGGTACTTGTGGAGCTGGACGAAGTCGGTGTCAGACGACACAATCATCACCGGTTCATTCTGGCCGAATGTCTGGGTCTTCTCGACTAGAGTGCCAATGATGTCGTCGGCTTCAACACCCTGCAGATGGACGACCTTGAATGGCAAGTTCTCACGGATCTCGTCGCGAACAGCACTGAGGATACGGAAAAACTCCGGCCAGTCAAGACCAGACTCGTCACGGTTTTTCTTGCGAGAGGCCTTGTACTGCGGAAAGATCTCCTTGCGCCACGTATTACCGCCGTCGCAGGCAATCACCATCGACCCGTACTCCTCACGGTACTTCACATTGTACATGCGAAGCGAGTTGAGGATCATGTGACGAACCAACCCCTCGGAGAGCTGTTCCTTCATCGAGAACAGATTGGAGATGGCGATGCCAGAGTAGTCTGCGATAATCATTCCAATATCCTACCACATTTAGGTAGGTTGTACATCACTAAGTTGAAGTCTCTTCAGATGCTTTCTGGTGACCTTGATCTGGATCCAGTCGTTGTAATACTGAGGACTCAGAATTGCGTTGTTCAGCACCTGCTCCTTGAGCTCTAGGTATGAGCACTCCGATAATGAATTGCAGAGGTACAGGATATCTCTGCGGAAGTTAGATTCGCCGAGATTCTTGACGTCCTCTTGGATTGCAGCGTTGGACCCGTAGTAGGACTTCCAGTCGGACTCTACCTTCGTCTTCTTTTTCTTACCCTTGACCTGCTTGGTGCGAGACGAGAAGAATCGTTTCTTGCCAATGTACTTCTTTCCATTGGCAAGATTTGTGATTACGTACACGAAGCCGACATCAACCTTCGGGTCAAGTTTGCCCTCCGGCGGATCAAAGACTTCATCACGATAGTACCACATCAGTGGTATCTATCTGTTATTCGTCGGAATCGTCGTCTTCTTCTGAGTCGTGTGCTCCGCAAAACGGGCAGTACTCTGGATAAAGTCCATCATCCTGATCGTCTTGCGGTTCAGCATCATACGACTCGTCCACGTCCAGCTCTGCAAGGATCTGCTCAAACCGTATCATGTACGCTGCTCCGCAGCACGGACATTCTTTTTCCACTCTCATGCTTCGCAGGATGAGCACTGAAGCAGGTTACGTCCCAGCTCTTGTGCAGGGTTAGTTCCGCGCTGGTAGTACAGGCTCTTGACACCTTGCTCCCAGGCGAAAATCAGGAGCTGATTGACATCCTTCGGAGATGTCTTCGGGTGAACCATCATGTTGATGGATTGGCTCTGGTCGATGTACTTTTGACGAGCCGCGGCTTGAATAACGATCTCCTTCTGAGAGATCTCGCCGAAGGTCTTGAAGACTTCCTTCTCGAGATCGCTGAGGAAAGACAGGTGTTGGACCGAACCGCCCTTGATTAGGATAGAGTTCCAGGTCTCACGGGTATCTTGGCCATGCTTCTCGAGAACGGTTTGGAGGTACGGATTCCTGTAGGTAAACTTGCCCTTCGACAGGTCCTTCACGAAGTAATTCGAGTTGAGTGGCTCGATTGACGGCGAGACCTGGCCAAGGATAAAGCTAGATGACGTAGTCGGTGCAATGGCCAACGTGGTAACGTTGCGAAGACCGTATCCCCTCAGAAGCTCCGGTTCACCATACTCCATGGCCATCTTGCGTGATGCGGCCTGAGTCTTATCGCGGAGGAGCTTGTGGATCTGGACGTTCAGAAGCTTGGCCTCGAACGACTCAAATGGGATCATCTTGGACTGCAGGTACGAGTGCCATCCAAGGACTCCGATTCCCAGAGCGCGCTGAGTTACGGCGAACTTGTACGGAGCCTGCATGAACGGCAGACCAGCGACCTTGCGGATGAACTCAGTCATGACCGCATCCAGGAAATACGTCAGCACTTCAGGAGCATCAGTGTCCTTCCACTCATCGTAGTGGAGCAGATTCATGCTGCTCAGATTGCAAACGAAGGACTCGTCCTCGCTGACCGACAATGCAATCTCAGAGCACAGGTTAGAAGCATAGATCTTCTTACCTCTGTCCTTGTAGACCTGAGGGGCGTTGTTGTTTACGTTGTCACTGAAGACGATGTAGGGATAGCCAGACTCAAACCGTTTCATAATGATCTTGCCCCAGATCTTGCGCTTGTCGGCATCTCCCTCGATCATGGACTTCATCCACGAATCTGATACGGTAACACCAATAGACAGGTTCTGGATCGGATTACCCTCGGTACGAATCTGCAGAAACTCCTGGACGTCAGGATGTTCGATCGGCAAATATGCAGCAAACGATCCACGGCGGACATTTGACTGAGAGACCACATTGGTCACAGTCTCAAACATCTCCATGAAATGGACAGGACCAGAGGACTTTCCACCACTGGAGATCTCGGTACCACGTGGACGTAGAGCTCCGAAGTAAGCGGATGTTCCGCCACCCATCTTTGTCATCATGCCGGCCTCTGCCGTCTTCTCTAGAATGCACTCGAGCTTGTCAGAGATGTACGATCCGAAGCATGAGATCGGAAGGCCGCGCTGGATACCGAAGTTGGCCCAGATCGGGGATGACAACGAGTACCAGCCCTTAGACATGTAGTCCTCAAA